TGCATGATCAGGTCGAGAATTGGCGGCAGAAGCGACTGAACCAAGTCCATCAATGGGGGAAGCAGCTTTTCAAACACAGACGCCAGAATAGGTGCCAGTTTGGAAATCAGCCCTTGTATAACTGGCATGTTGTCGATGATCATCTTAATGACATCGTTTAGGATGGGCATTAGCGCCGACCCGAGCTGGTTCATCAGCCCGCCGATGGACCGCTTCATCGTGTCGAGGTTGTCGGCCAAGCTAACCGCTGCGTCGACCGCCTCGTCGCTCATGACCATGCCAAGTTCATGAGCCTTTTTCTTGAGCTCATCTATGCCGCCGGCCTGGCCGTTCAGCAGTGGCAGCATTTCCTGTCCCTGCTTGCCGAACAGTTCCTGTGCCAGTCGGGCTTTTTCCGCGCCTTCTTCCATTCCCTGAAACCCCTTGACAATGGCTTCAAACGCGTCTTCCTGGCTCATATTCTGGATTTTGTCAACCGACAAGCCGAGCTTACTCAGTCTTTCAGCTGTCTTGTCGGACTCGTCAGTCATGGTTTTGGTGAGCGATTTCATTCCGGTCTGCATGGAGTCGATTGACACTCCGGCCTGAGACAGGACGTAATCCCATTCTTGGAACCCCTCACGGGACAATCCAAGCCTCTGCGACATCTTATCAACCCGGTCGCCGGCCGTCGACGTATCTATTGCCATCTTGACCATCGCCCCGGCAGCAACCGTGCCGGCCGACAAAACTGCCGCGCCGACCTTACCGGCGGTACCGATGATTTTGCCCAGCTTTCCCCCGGAATCCTCGGCTTTTTTTCCAGTCTGCTCAAGTGATTCATTAGCTTTTGTATTGTCGACTAATACGCTCCCGAACAATCGGAACAGTTCCATTGTTTCACCTGACCCTTCTGCTTTGCTCTATTACGCCTGACATTTCAGCCTCGATCGCTTCATTTGAAATGTCCGAATATTGTTTTTGTCCGGGGGATAAAGTGAATTCCTCAAACGGTATAAACGGGACCAGCTTCAGCATCATCATCGGGAGCATCGACTTCCATAGTTCGTATTTTTTATCATTGATTTCTCTTATGACTGCATCTTTAAGCAAATCAACCAGCCTGTTGCAGCTTAATTCCGTTGATCCGGTTATCCCGTAATGGCTGTGCAATAGCCTCAGGGTTTCGGCATAGCCGATTGCACAGCTTGCTTGAAAAAATCAGCAATATCAGGCTCCGTAAATATCTCTTTCAGGGCCTGCACAGTGGCTTGAAACGGCTGCTTTTTGATTTCGTCGGCCGTCTTTTCGTTCAGAACGGCAACCATTTCGAATATTTCCTTTTTGATTTTTCCAGATTGCTTCAGAATAAACATAAAAGCGGTCAGACCTATTTCCTCTTTTGTTTTCCCTTCCGGGTTCAGGTCTTTCCGGAATGATTCAAAGTCCAGTTTTTCATACAGATCAACCGCGATCGGCAGCAGATCAAATACCTTCTCAGTCGAGATCATGTTCCCTCCAACAGAGAGGCCGGAACTTTCGCCCCGGCCTCTCTCAGTTTATTTATGCGGTAGTTATGCCGCGGTTGTGAAGTTCTTGGCGACCTGAACCATGGTATTACCCGCGAGATCGCGCACTCCGGTAATCAGCCAGATATACGCTGTATCCGCATCGAGTGAAGCCGTCGGGTCGAATGTGACAAGGTTAGATGCCGGAGTATATGTCAGCGTGCCTGCAACAATGGACCCGTCCGAAACCTTCATCAGGATGAAGTTGTTCGAGTTGACATCCGCCTGCCGGATCGCTTCATTAAATGTCGCTGTCAGATTTGCGGTGACAACCACATTAATATCAGCATCGGCCGGCACTGTCACAACTGTAGGCGGCGTGGTGTCCGCACCCATTGTCTCGACTTCTTCAACTGTGAATAGGTCATCCGTCGCGTCAGTCGCATCCCAGTGTGCGGTGAACTCAAACGAAACGAGGCCATTATCCTTGGGCTTACAGGCCAGTTCAAACTCTCCCGTATTCAGGGCATTGAACAAGACGATCTTGACATAGTCCCCACCGACTTTTTTCCCGAACATGGTTAGGTTGGTCAGATAAGCAGCGTCAGGCACAATGCCAACATTGGATTGCTCTGCCGTGATCTTGCTGGCCGAGTATGTCGCCCAGGGCATCGCCACAGCGAGATCATCCATTGAAATATCCAGGCTGGCAATTTTTAGTTTTGCGGTTATCGCTTGGATGATATGCAAGCCTTTTGTCGGCCCGACCTGCCCGTCAAACTCAATAGGAGCCTGGTCCGCAGTGACATTAAACGATGCGCCGCCTTTGGATGGTCCGAGTCGCCGCTCTCCAGCCAGGCCGAAATCGACATAGACCATGCCGTAGTCGATCTGGATATTCTGAAGCTGCGTCGAAGTGATTTGTCTTTGCATTTTCAAATGCTCCTTTCAATTAAACGCGCCTCAAAGATGAGCTTTCGGCGCTCGATTCGCGAGTCATCGTCATCGACCGGTATGCGCGCCGCCAGATGTAGCGTGACCGCGAATTCCGATGTGACGATGGTCTTCTTGTTAAGTCCGATTTGCAGTGTGTCCATGAGAGTTTCAATAACCGTTGTGTTCCCGTCAGCAGGGATGTCCCAACCGTCAACATCAACGTTTCCGATCGAGTCGTGCTCGCCACCAGATGCCAGGATGAGGCTGTAAACGACGTATGGCGGGGTTGCCGTCTCCGAAGCTCGGCGGAAATAAACCGCCCTTGCGGTGAGCGATGCGATTTCAGCTTGGAGCGCCCTTTGAAGGTTAATCATTTTCCTTGTTGCCCTCCTTGCCCTCGTCGTCCTCGTCGATCAGCGCCAATGCTTTCGCCTCGTCCTCGAGCGAGCTGAGATACAGCGATTCTATCTTCACAATCTCAGGGATGTTCTCAAAAACCGTTTCTCTCAGAATGTTCCGCGCCGGCTGGCCGTGCGTGCCTAGTTCCTGCCGAACTCCGTACCAGGTGTCGTGTTTAAATCCGATCTGCAGGTCCGCATCGCGTTTTCTGTTCCAGTATTGCGTACTGGCATAAATCCTCCGGTGTTTCCTCATGCCTGGCAATTCCTTGAGCTTCTGGATCATTCGCTTTCGGATGAATTTGCCGACATCACGCAACGCGCTTCTGCTCAGTTCTTCGATGGTGTAATTGCAGCGATCCACGCTCGAAACGATTTCGACAGATCCCTTCTTGATCTTGATTGGACTTGGAATTGCCATCAGATCACCCCATTTGTTACGCCCTGGAGGATTAGCTCTGTGATTCCGTCCTCGCGGGAATATGCCCGGATTACCTTGTACCGCTTTGAGTTCCAGGTGGCGAACGCCTGCTGGGTGTATTCGTCCGTGTTGACCTCAAACATCAACTCTGGCTTCAGGCCTGCCGCTGCCGCCTGGTAAACCTCGGACTGCCGGACGGATTTCTTGTTTGCGAAAACGGTCGTCTGCGTGTCTGCCGAAACTGGATTGCCCAGGTCGTTCACGGTTTCAGCGATGGCAACCAGGATAAGCGCGTCTGAAAAGTAAGACATAGCATCACCCCGCGATCATCGCGACATTTACCGTTGCGGAAGACGCCACATCCAGGTCAACCGTCTGCGAAACATATCCGTCAGCATCGACCGTGTACTCCTGATTGACGCCGGCCCTAACATAAAAGAACACCGCCGTTCCGGTTGAATCGGTTTCCTTAATCTCGCCATTGAATGTGACCGCTGCGTTTTTTATCGCAGTTGAACCGACCTTAACCACAAACGTTATCATGTAGCCGAGATAGTCTCGCTTTCTTCGAAGTTCGTCTTTTTGATCGTGATAGTCAGCCTTGTTCTTCTCTGAATCGTCGTTCGACAGGCCGAATTTCCACCTTGCAAACGATCGGACAGCCCCGAGAATGAGGCTGTCCGTTTCGTCAATTGCTTTTGCTGGAACCACTCCGACCGATTGGAGATCAAGGCGGCATTCTTCGATTATGTCCGTCAGTTCAGCATCAACATCCGCGCTTGTATTATGCCGGACAGCTCGCCGAATTTTGGTCAAATACGCTGGTGATACCGCCATAGTAAAACCTCCTTACACAATGATGTACAGGTCAATGTCCTTGAGGCCGTCCGGCGTGCCGGTCAGGGCGATGACGTTCTTTTCCAGTTCGTCGGCGTCGGCTGTCACAGTACCGGTATCAGCTGATTTGTCGAACAGCTTCACGATGACCTGCTCGTCAGCTTCCAACAAGTAAGGGATGCCAAATTTCTTGCCGAGCCCGACTGATACCTTGTCCTCTTCGACGCCGGAAGCCGTGTCGACAGTAATGGAGCCAAGCGTGACATCGGAATCGCCTGCAGTCTTCACGGTCAGGTTAATCGTGGCGTCCTGAGCCGCATACGCCTTGCTGGTGATTGTGATATTGGCGCTCGAACCGCCGGCCGTCCACTTGGCCGCAAATGTCGCGTTGGCGTTCAGGGCGGCGCGAAGCACTGTTGCGGCTTCGGCGGTGGTGTCGTCTGCAAGCGCGAACGGAACGGTGATGTCAAAGGCGTCTCCGGTCTGAGCTGAAAGGAATGTGAAAACGGTTGAGCCAGCCGCTTGAGCGCCTTGCGTGACCGCGACTGTCGCAATCTGCTTGACCGGTGTGTTTGTCCTGGCCGGCAGGTCGACCTTTGTGATCGCCCAAAATGCCAGATCCAGAGCAACGGCGGTGAGGCCGTTCAGCGCTTTTGTTTCATCGATCTCATCTCCCGCCATATTCAGTCCATATACCGTCACGTTGTCAGTGATGCCGGACTTGTTGCAGTCGATCTTGACGTTCCTCGCGGCGGCAGGGCTGGTCAGTCCGGTTGTAACGGACGCGGCCTCCGCTCCGAGCGCAGTAAGAGCCATGACGGCGGTGTCACTTTCGGCCGTTGCGTCAGCTGCAGGAATGTTGAAGTGAGCCAGAAACGCGCGGTCGCACGCAGCTGCTGCATCGGTTTTGATGCGCCCGATTTTGGGATTGAAAGGTACTCTTGCCATGTGTTTATGCCTCCATTAATTAAGGGGCGGTTAGTTAGCCGCCCCTTAGCAATGCAATTCAGATTGATCAGGTACGCTTCACGCGCAGGAAGCCGTTCTTTGCTGTGACGTTTCCGCCAGAGAAGATCACGCCGCGATGGGCGATCATGCCTTCCTTGAACTTATAATCGGTCGAGCGGCCGACTTCCAGATCGGAAAAAATAGCCATCGTGTAGTTCGACAGCGGGCCGTAAGCCATGCAATACTGGCCGGTTGTTCCGGTGGTGATGGCTTTGCAGTTGGAGTTGATGATGTATGGAACACCATCGATCGTGCCGTAATTGCCTTTCGGCTTGACATCGTGAATCTTGCGTCCGTTGGAATCCCGCAGCATTGCGAACGCCTTCAGGTCGATTTTGTTCAAAACGAGAACCGCCATGTCTTCAACGTTCTCGTCTCCGCCGAACGTATAGATGATGGTGTCCAGTGTGTCTTCATCGATCTCAGCGAAATCGATGTCGGTAGCCGCGTCGATTGCTGTGGCTCCGTCGTCGAAAATGCCGACAAAGTGTCCGCTGGTGCCGTCGCCGATCAGGATCTCTTTCGTGATCTTTTTGCGGCAGGCAATTGAGATGCCCTTAACGACTTCGGCATCGAAGTTCGCTGCTGGCAGCTTGACCAGTTCCTCGGAGTCCTCGGTGTAAGCGACGATCTTGGTCTTGGTCACTTCGGCATAACCGAATGTCGGATCAGCATCGGTCAGGGTGGTATCGTTCTCTGTGGCGTACTCGCCCTCGCCATACCCGGTTGAATACGGCTGTTTGAAGGACTCCCCGCCCTTGAATGGCTTGATGTTGACATTGTCCAGCAGCGAGGAAACCTCGTTGAATGTCGGCTTGATGTCGCTGGCCTGGTATGCCGGGATGATGACCCCTGTGCTTGCGATGGTTACAGATCGCTTTTCGAGCAGTGCTTTGCCGCGCTTTTCGGCTTCGTTGTCTGCTTGTGGAGCAGCCGGCTTGCCAAGACGTCCCGCGAGGTCCATCCTGGAGCGAATCTGCGCTTCTTCGGATATGAGTTCGTTGGATTCCTTGTCGATTTCTGCGAGGCGTTTTTCATCTGCCGACGCTGTTTCCATCAGCAGTTCAGCCTTGCGAACGACAATTTCATTGAGTCTTTTTAACATTTTAGTTACCTCCAGATAGTTTGATTTTCAGTTCCAGTCTTCGCCTTGCAAGTTCGGTATCCACCTTGCGCTGATGTTCCCGAGCTACCGCCTCCGCATCAGTCTTGCGCGCTTCGATACTGGTATCGTCATACGCGGGGATGTCCACCGCGCTAACGTCGTATAGTCTCTTGACCCTCAAAAGAGTCCACATGCGGTTTTCACGGTCGTATGCCTCGGCTCCGACTGTGTATCGGTAGCTCATCCGGTCGACGTACCCGTTCTGGATGTCCCGATATAGCGAGTTTCCTTCCTCTGTTCCGTCAAGCCTCGCCCTAATAAATAGGCCGTTCTCGTCGACGGCCAGTTGCAGGGTCTTGTTTCTGGTACGTGCCATTACCCGGCCGCTGTGATTGTAATTAAAAATGACGTCATCCATTTTTGCTTCTGTGAACGCATCTGACGCAACCTGTTCCTTGTATTCAAGCCCATCCATTTCAAACAGGACGGTTGGTGAATTAAATCTTGCGGCATACCCTTCGACCCATAGCTCCTGTTTGTTTTCTTCGCCCTCAATAGGCAGCGCCCTAACCTCGAAATCAAACCGGCGTTCAATCAGATTTGTTCTGTCCATCTTCGTCCTCCTTTGGCTCTGCGCCTGTCTGGTATTTGCTCTGGTCTGTTGCCTTGACATAGTTCAAACTCACCTGGGCGACATCGCCGCCTTCGACCGGCGGGTATCCAAACATGCCAAGCAATTGATTGTTTGTGAACAGTCCTATTTCTTTCGATGCGTTTATGATGTTGATTTTTGTCTGCATCGATGTGTTCATGAGCACCGAAGAAATGAACACGATGCGGTTCCCGTTGCTTCGCTCACCCGGGGTGAAACAGGCGTTTGTAAATGCCTGACCCATCTGGATCAGGATCGGCTCAATAACCGATTCGTAAAATGCTCGCCACTGGTCTTCACTGTACTTTGACATCAGGATTTCGTCGGAGATTCGCCAGTACCTGAGCAGGTTGTCCCGGATGTCCTTCATCTGCATGGCGTTCGCCGACCACGCCTGAACCTGCAGAGGCGTAAACTCCTCCATCGAGTCGACACCGACAATGCCGCCCTTTTGGGCGGCTCGTTCGAACCTTGCCGTGAAGCTGTCGGTCGCATTGCTTACGTCATCGCTGGAAAGCATTGCCTTTTTCTGCTTGATCAGCCCGCGGATCTTGTTGGATACGGACACGGCGTCCAGCAGGCTCTCGTTTGCAGCCTTGACCATGCTCAAAGTGTCCGTTATTGCATCGTTTCCGTCTCCAGCAACATCGTAATTGTTGAAAAATCTCGTCAGGATTACAACATCTTCGATCGGCAGCGCCGTCTGTTTCCCCTCGTCGTCCGCAAACTGCACCGCGTAGCCGCCGGTGTCGACGATTGGCAGGATTTCAAAGTTGTTGAATGCAACCGGGATCATCATTTCCGGAACAATCGGCTTGCCCTGTCCCCATTTGAGATAGCACATAGCCGTATTATTGTTCTCAAGATGGGTGACGAGCTTGTACTTTAGTCCGAAACCGGTCATGAATCCGTTAGGTTGCTGATTCAGAAGCTTTACGTACGGGCTGTTTCGCTTGATTTCTTTCACCCTGTCGTCCTTGTCCAGCACCACATGCATTGCCTCGGCCTTTGCTGCGTGAGTGGCGATGCAGTCGATGATTGCCCTCACCGTCTCCTGCTCATAAGCCTCTTTGCTGAACGGGGCAGACCTTGCCGAGGCTCCAAAATACGTGTAGCGAACCCTTGCAAAGCCGAAAAGCTTACTGAATAGCCCCATTTGATCACCTCTATCTGATGTACCGCAGATATTCTTCTTCATGGTTTCCGAAGCATGTAAACGCGTTCAGCAGCGATACCATGCCGTCGATTCGTTTTGTTTTTCCGGTCTTGACCGGCTGGATGCTCTGTATTCCGTCGCGGTTGAGCGTTTTAACGCCGGTATTGAGCAGGCACCAGCGGAGCATTGGATTATTGTTGTAGACAATCGCGTGGTTTTCAAAGTGCCCTCCGAGCTGCTTCATCGGGTAGGTCCAGGTAAATGGTCCTTGTGGTATCTTCTCCATATCAAATCCGAACTCTTGCATTTCCGGAGCCCAATACCCGGACAAAGCGCGGTCATACCCGATCCACAACGGCCGGATATCATAACTCTTGACCATGTCGACAAACCATTGCGTCACGGAATGATAGTCGATAGTCGCTCCGTCGCAGATCGTCAGCCATCCCTGTTCGGCCCACAAAGGATATGGTGCTTCGCGCTTGGAGTTGTCCTCAACCGCGTCGACACGGCTTCTTGGCAGGAAGTATTTCTGTAGCACATAGAATTTCGGGTCGCTCGGCTTCCTGATAAGCAGAGTTGCGCAGGTCAGATCGGTTGTAGCCGATAAATCGCAGCCGCCGATGGCGTATGACTTCCGTAAAAACTCCATGCTAATCGTCTGCTCGTTGACGACGGATTCATAATTTAGCCACGCCTCCGCAGTGTTCTCCGGTATGTTGAAATCCTTGGTCAGAACGGTCGGCAGGAAGGTCGGATCCCTCTTAGCTTTATCGACATTGTCCGCCAGCGTCTGGAACGACTTGATATAACCTAGCCCAGGATTGGCTTTCGGCCAGCATTTCGGATCCGTCCATTCCTCGCGATTGTCCAACTCGTAAACAAGTGCCAGCAGTCGGTAATCCTCGTACCCGGTATCCCATAGCGCGACATGCGAGCAGTAGTTATACGTATCGTCAAAAAACAGCTCGCGTACAAATCCATTGGTCGAGATTAGCCAAGCAAGCGGTTGATCCCGCGCGGACTGCGATTGCTTCATAACATCGTATATTTTTCTCGTGCGTGCCTCGTGAAATTCGTCCTGCGAGAAGAACGACGCATTCAGACCGTCCATCGTCTTCGTATCGGCAGCGATGGCTTTGATGATTGAAAACTTCGCGGGGAAGTATATATCCGACTGTCGTTTTTTGGTTATACTTCGGAGCGCCGGCGATTGTGCGCGCATGTTCACAGCTGCATCAAAGATAACTTTCGCCTGGTCTAGTTTGTTGGCCGTGCAGAAAACCTTCGCGCCGCTTTCGCCGTCGGCAATCATCATGTATTGCTCGACGCCGGCTGTCTCGGTGGATTTTCCACATTTTCTCCCTCGGAGATCGACAACCTCGCGGATCCTGCGGAAGCCGGTCGCTTTTTCCTTCCAGCCAAATATCAACTGAATCTTTGCTCGCTGAAAGAGTTCCAGAATTACGGGCTTGCCTCCCCACTTCCCTTCATAGTGCTTGCAAAATTTTTCGATGAAGTCAATCGGCCTTTGCCCGGCGGCTTCATCAAAGTAAAACGGGAAGTCTTTTGGCGGATTGTCCATCCATCCGACTTCCCGTTCATACACGGCTTTAATCTTAAGCGAAACGACCTCTTCACCGGCCAGTATCGCCCGGAGGTATTCTTTTGGCCAGTTCATTTTTGACCACTCGCATACTTCAGGATTTCGCCACTCTCAGACGGCGGAGCATTGGCCGGCATGGCATCAACCAACTGCTTCATGATGCTCTGGTAATTTTTATTCATCGCATTGTACAGTCTGGCGACTGGCCTCTCGCGTTCATACGGTGCGGTCTGTGCGGACTGAGTGAACATCTCGATGTAACCGTCCTTGTCCAGGTCTTTTTCGTAATCTTCCAGAGTCACCCGCATGTAGGCTGCTCGCTTAATCAAGCCGTCAATGGCCGACCACGCGGTTTTGTCCAGGTCCTTGAAGATTGAATTGATTCGCTTTATTTCGCGCTTAATCCGTTCATCCTTGGTGTATTCCCTTTGAATTGCCATCGAATATCGACCTCGTTTCTAGCAGGGGGGTCACGCGCAATGCAGTGAGTA